CCAGTGTACTCGAGAGCTTCCTCAGGAGACATGAGACGGTCCTCATCGGGCAAATTCACCAGTCCGTGGTGCAAATCGCGCTTGTGCATCTTGTGCAGTCGTTTGTAATCCTCGTGTGCGTCAAGTGTCGGACACGGACGCAGCATAACGCATGTAGTGGGCTCAAGCTTTTTCAACATCTCCTGGTAGAGTGCATTTGACTCGGGATCATGGAGACGGTAGAAATTAGCAGGCTGCCCTGATCTGTACATATGTTCCTCACCATACTCACGCTGGCAGACGTCGTCAAGAGTGAGCGTCGGCGTAACTACACCAACACCGCACTCGACAAGCATTCCGTCAACATAAATATCCCCACAGGCGGGAGTATTCACAAGCGGAGGACCAGCAGCACTGGTAGTCCCCGCCGTGGGTGAAGGTACAGTAGTAGCGCTACTTGCGGGAGTTAACCCGGGAGGAAGTCGAATAGTCGCAAGTTTACAGCCAGCCCAGTACACGTCGATGTCTTTCTTCGAATATCGGCCGGCATAGAACTGCGTGAACTCATTGTACGAGTAGTCGACCCCATTCCGCGGATCAATACGTTTAGTGACTGCGAAGCATACAGCAGGAGTCGTGGCGGAGGTTGGCGCGGTGGTGGCCGGTGGTGTCTCCGTGACTGTGGGTGGTGCAGCTTCCTGAGCTTCAAAATGGACATGCTTGGTAGTCCGAGTAGTAGCATCAGCTTTGGTGGGGACGGCAGCCCCGGGGGCAATGGGGGGAGGTGTAGTTACAGCTGTAGGTGTAGAAGATGATAATGTACTGGTGACGGCGGCAGTAGTTGTCGCGCTTGGGCTGGCTCGTGCAGGTTCGCTCGGGGCAGGAGGCCTCACAAACTTACTGAAGACATAGTCGTCAGCAAGCTGTTTGGCAACTGGCCCGGGTTTCTCGACGCCCAGCTGCTCAGCGCAACCGTGTTTACCGTTCGTGTTGTCCGCCAGCGGATCGGGACAAGTGAGGTCAATAGGTGCCACCTTAGAGAGAGTGTGCACCGTGTCCTCATCGTCTTCGTCGGAACAGTCGACGAGAGGGATGAGCCTCACGGCATTAAGACCGGAACAATAAGTGGCCGTTGAAGGGAAGAAGAGCGGATCAGTCGCGCAACACTGGTCGTCATCAGTGCTGTCAAAGAGAGGAGTGATACGCACAGCATTGAGGCCGGAAACATAGGTGGCCGTTGAAGGGAAGTAGATATCGGATCGTGGTGGTGATGGTGGTGATGGTGATGTGGACGATTCAAATGTGAGGTTATCGAGGTCAATACCGTCGAAAATGTCATGGTCAGGCGGTGGTGGTGGTGGCGGAGGCGGATGCTTGAAATTACCACCGTCAGGAGGCTTGAAATGCGCGGCTGCACCACGAGGGGATGAGGTCTTGTCTTCAGATTCAGCACTTGCTGCCTCCGTTAATTCGAGCATCATCATCTTAGTGTTGTGCGTAGGCGAGTGTCTCCTGTCAGTAGTATCATGCCCGAAAGCAGGATCATCCGACCCGTCCAACCTGTAGTACATTACCGTCCGAGCCAATGGATGCGGGGGTACGACTCTTCGACCAACGCCTTGTCCCATTCTCGCGATGTTTGCTGCTGCGGGTGGTACAGTTCCCACGTGTTCTGTGCCGGTGGTACCGTCACGGCCTTCGATGACTGGAGGGTGTACAAGGGCGGATTGACGAACGCCGAGATAATCCTCTGCACCGAGAAGGGGCACGGCAGCTGGAGCAACACTGAGGGTTCGGTCATGAGGATACAGCGCAGGGCGTCGGTGGCCTCCTTCAAGGTCGTCTTCGCCTTCTGCGCGTTCTTGTCCTGCATACGTTCCATCATTATCTGGGAATGGAGTGGTGTCCCCAGAGCGTAAATTGGGATCTCTGCTCCCAACTGCGTCGTCGCCATATTCACTACGAGTGCCGTACAAAACCGGTCGTAGGCAGATATGCACTCGTCGCGCCACCTGCCCCCAACTGTACGGCGATGGATCGGGAACCAGTGGTCCTCCAGCACTCCCAACCAGCTGTACGCGGTAGTTTCGTGAAAATACAGCCCTCTCGCACGTGCACGTAGCGCATGTCCACGCCGTTCCTCCGATACAGCGGGCTGCCCTCGTAAGAGCCATCCACGTTCGTCGGCAGAGAGTCGCAACGGTGTAACAGAACGGCGTCCCAGTGTTGACAAGGCCAAGCTCAATCTGCCGGTCTCGCCTCGCAGCAGACCCGGCTTCCTGAGACCCTCGCAGTACAGTGT